CAAGTCAAAGAGAAAGTAAAGAAAGATTTAGAAGATGAGTTTGAGATAGATCCTAAGATGAAGAAGGCATTTATGGATGCCTTAGCACTCCCTGCTAAGTCTGCTGCTGTTGCAATGACAGATTTATTGGAGAAGATTCCTGCACCAAGTAAGGAAGCATCTAAGATATTGAATAGAAATATATCTAAGATATCTCAGTCATTCAAGTTAGGTGCTGCTAGTGCTGAAGTTGCTAATGATGAGGCAGATAATGATAAAAAAGAAGAGAAAGGTGGATCAGTTATTGGTGGTCTCCTTGCCAAAGCAATTAACTTTGTTAAAGGTAAAGTTGGCGGTGGTGGTGGAGAAGAAGGTGCACCAGAACAGAGCAGTGCTATGGTTCCAAGTCCTGGCGGTGCATTAGTGGGAGATCCTACAGAGGGAAGACGTGCACCATATACAGGAACTGCTGATGGTATAGGTCTTGGTGATGGTGGATCAGGAACCAGAGCAATGCAACCTATCAAAAAACGTAAGAGTCTTGCTAGGAAACTATTTAACCTAACACCTATGGGTATGGCATTTAATGCAGGAAATAAATTGTTTAAAGGTGTTAAAAATATTGCAAACAGTAAAACATTCAAGAATCTAAAAGGCATAGCTGGTAAGGCATTTGGTATGACACCTGTTGGTATGATGGCAAAGTTCATGATGAAGAATAATCCTATAATGAAGAGAGTATTTAACAAAGAACAAACTACAAACTTAACAGAACTTACAGATAAAACAATACAAGAAAATAGAGATAGTGCTGATGCTAAAACTCAGAAAGACATCGCACTTGCTGCAGGAACAGGTGCTGTTGCAGCTGCTCCAAGTCCACCTCCATATCAAGCAGAGGGTGGTGCTCTTGCTCAACCAAAAATTAGAAAATCCAAGTATATTGGTGTCTATAACACAACGTCTCAATTCTAATGTCAGTCAATACACAGTCTAATTTTCAACTAGTAAATTTCTTCATTGCGGATTATCCTCCCATTGGAGTTAATCAGGTATTGTATGTCAAATATACTGAAGACATCAGACAAGCTACGATGACTATGGAGGTACAGGTAACTGATAGTGAAACTGGTTTCTTATCAGAACTACAAGGCATGGAACCTGTATTCATTCGTATTGCTGATAGTAAAAATGAAACAGAACTTGGTGGACAATTTGTTGTTTATGACATACAGGACAGAAGAAATGTTGGTGGAAAATCATCAGCAGTATTGATGTTGTGCACTCCAGATTTTTTAAACAATGCTGCTAATAAAGTATCAAAAAGATTTGGTAAGGGCATGGGTATAAAAATACATGATATCGTAAAGGAAGAGATACTAGGTAACTTGATGGGAGTAGAACCAGAAAGATTACTAAATTTTGAACCATGTGTCAATAGTTTCTCATTTGTATCACCATATTGGAATCCATTTACAGCAATAAGATGGTTAGCATCAAAGGCAATACCAGCTTCTAAAGGTAGTGGTCCTGCAGCAACTGCGGGATATGCTTTTTATCAAACCAGAGGGGGATATAATTTTGAATCTTATGATTCATTTGCATCTAAAGAACCTGTAATAAGAATGGTTGTTGGACATGATCCAGATGAAATGGAAGATGAGGAGGACACAGGAATTCTTCCACTTGATTCTTTGACTGTAGAATCATCTGTTGATTTGTTGCAGGGTTTAAATTTAGGATCGTATTCAAGTAATGTCATGACACTTGACTTGAAAAACATGGAGTTCAAACAACATCCATTTAACATCAATAAATATTATCGTGATGTCAGCGTAATGAACTCTCGTACAACACCAGAGTTTTACAAGGGATTTGATACTAACGCAACATATACTAGAATCATGTCTAAAATATCAGACTCTGCATTGTTTACTGAGGGTACATATACAAAAGGATTTACAAAACAACTTTCACAATCTAGTTTAAGGGAAAAATTATTTTATGCTAAAAAAGTAGTAGTTGATTTCGTGGCAGATTATTCGTTAGAGATAGGTGAAGTTGTGCAATTAGATGTATATAAAGGAACTAGCGATAGAGAGCAAGACTATTCAGTCTCTGGTAGATATGTTATTGGTAGAGTTGAAAGAACATTTAAGAGTAGTGAGGATAAAATGACCTCCAGACTTACATTATATACTGACTCAGATGGTGAGGAAATAGAATCATGATGGAGAGTATTGCCAATTTTATAGGTAGAGAAGGGTTCAACTGGTGGATTGGACAGGTAGAGAATGATGGTGCAAAATTTTGGAATGCTGAGTTAGATGATGGTGCAGGAGACTTTGATTATGGTGACTGGGACTGGACTAACAAAGTAAAAGTTAGAATCATAGGATATCATAATCCAAACAGAAAAGAGTTACCTACAAAAGACTTACCATGGGCACAGGTATTGATGCCACCCATATATTCACAACGTTCTGGTATTGGATCGGTGCACCAACTACAACTTAACAGTTGGGTTGTTGGTTTCTTTATGGATGGTACATCTGCACAGATTCCTATTGTTATGGGGTCAATCAGTGACGAGAACCCGACTAGTGGTTATGGTGTAGCAGGAGGAAAGGAGGAAGGATTTGCTCAGTTAGCAACACCAAACTATAAGTTTCCAGATCATAATGGTGATGGTAGTTCTGCAGCTAATACTGGTAGCACAGTTCAAACTAATGAGGAGTCAGGTGTAGATGAAGCACCTACAAACAATGAAGGACATAAGAATGAGGAAGGAACAGAGGATACTAAAAATGAACGTGGTGCAGCAAAGACTGAAAGTGAAAAGCAGAAGGCAGCAACAGAAAAACAAAAAGTAACAGTCCAAGTTGGTAACGGTAAATGTGGATCAGAGACTGCTACAAAACTAGAAGGTCCTATGGCAGAGTTTATGAAGTTTGCTCGTGGTATAGAGAAGAATGATATAGATGAATTTATTGACAAACAGACTGGTAAAGTTGTTGACCTAGAATATGAAATTAATCTAACACAACAACGCATACAGAAAAAACTTACAGGACTGACTGCTAACATCAAGGGCGTCGTTATGGAAGATGTCAATAAACTTGTAAAGGAAGGTCTTGAAGAGATTGGCATACCAGATCCAGAGTTAGATACTGCAGTTAGAAAACAACTTAAAGATGTTGGTGATCTTGTATCATGTTTATTCAAACAAATGATAGATGAATTAGGTGATTTTATCAAAGGTATGCTTAGTGATCTTTTAGAGAATGTATTAGACACTGCACTATGCTTAGTTCAAAACTTCCTCGGTGAGATTATGAAGAAGATGATGGATATGATACAAAGTGCACTGGATATGCTAAAAGGCGTTACAGGTGCTATCAAAGGTGCAAGAGATAAAATACAAAACTTACTCAATAAAGTATTAGATTTCATAGATCTATTTTGCGATGGCGAACTATCATGTGCTATTGGTGCATCTGTATTTGAGACTGGTCTTGGTGCAAAGGCAAAAGGTAATGAAAAATCAGCAAAAGCAGCAAGTCAGTATAAAGTTAAACCTCCTAACTCCATATCAATCGTAGGTAAGGGCAATCCTATCAAAGGTTTTGTTCCTGCTGTTGATCGTAATGGAATTAAAAAGGTATTTGATACTGCTACAGGTTCATTAGTTGATCTTGATAGTGCAGCTGGTCTTGCTACTGGTATATCACTCAAGAACTTTGACACACGAGGACCTCTAGAAAAGTTTGAGGGTCTTAATTTCTATGATTCTTCTGGTAATATCTCAAGTGCTGCAGTCAATTGTAACAACAGCATCTTGAATAAGAAACCATGCTTCCCAGAAATGGTATGGGACAATCTAAAATCAACAAGTCCTATCAAAGCATTACCTATCGTTGATGATATAGGACAGATTCTTGGTGTATTGATGAGAAAGAAAGGTACAAACGTCAATACAGAAGCATCAGTTAGAGCACAATTTACATGTAACGAACCAGAGGGTAGTGGTGCAGAGTTTAAACCAAACATTGTAAATGGAAAGGTGAATTCTATTGCAGTTATAAAACCTGGCGTAGGATATGGATTTGATCCTGCCAGTACATATTGTCCTAATGAGCAGTATGGAGTATTAGTCAATAAGGTAGGATTGCAGGAACATGTAAATGATGGTGAATATCTAGAGCAAGTAAGTTTTGGTAACACTGATGTATTACAAGTTGTCGACACAGATTATGACGAGGATCATATATTGATTGCAACCATAGATCCATCATTCAATTCTAGATTAACTGTAGGATTAGATTTACAGACAAAATCTGGACATCAATTCGTATTAAACTTCAATCGTAAGTTCCCAACACTTGTAATACCCCCAGATGCTACAGCGATATATGCTAGGTGTGGTGATGTAATTCCTAAACTTGATGATATAGATATTGTCAGTGTTGGAACCGATTATATTGATCCAATAATTACTATTGGTACAGGATCTAAAAAGAGACAAATTGGATCCGCAACAAAAGACTCTAAGGGAAGACTTATAAAGGCAACTGTAACAGAACCTGTATTAGGTTTTGTTAAACCTGTCGTGGAAGACAAGGCAGAGAATGGAACAGGAACTGGTGGATTACTAAGTGTGGTATATACATACTCAGGTCCTAGAGAGATTAAGGAGAACAATATCTTGCCACTCACACAATATATTGACTGTGTAGGTCATCCTATGATAAAATCTACTATAGAAGAAGAGGAAACTGGTTTGACAGATACAGGATTTAATTTAGTGGATGGTTCGGACACTTCTACCACAAATGACACCTCTTCGGACACTGTAACAACCACACCGACTGTCGCTGATCCTGTATCTACACCAGTTAATCAACCAACACAACCAACACAACAGACACAGCAACAGCAAACTCAACAAACTTCAACACCACCCGCACAAAATAATCCACCACAACAGGGAGGTTACGGAGGTTACTAATGGCAATCAATCCTTTTACAGGTGGCACCGATAATCCAAACGAAGCACCTGACGTCAAAATAAGATATCCATACAACTGGGTACAAGCAACATCTGCGGGTCATATGTTCGAGATGAACAATACT